CAGGTAGAAGAATGGGTTACCCGGGGCGGATTCCTTCAGATGGGAAAAGTAATCAAACAGGCGCCCACCAAGGAGGAAATCGACGCTTTTAAGAAGAACGTCGGAAAACTCGGACAGACTCAGAAGAGCGCAGAGGTCGAGACGGTTCACAAACCGCATACAGTGTTTGATCCGGAGGTCGGCAAGGAAGTGGAAGTCCTGAACCTGTTCGGGGATATTCCGATCAAGGAGAACGAGGACTTCTCGACAAGCGAAAATGACACCGGTGAAGTTCTTGACGAGTTCAGGAAGCGCGCCATTCGGAGGGTGGCGAAAAAGAAGGATGAGCCGGAGAAGAAGTACGTGAACGTGCTGGACAGGGATGCCAACGGCGAAACGATCTCGGCCTGGAGTTCTGACGGAAAGCCGATCGCAGGAAGGTATCCGTGGGACAAGGACAACGAAAAGGAGTTGCTGGATAAGATGAACAAGCTGCCTGCAGGGGATCAGGATGGCGATTCTGCGATCAACGTTCTCGACGACAATACCCGGAACAGGATGATGCTCGAAGCGGCCAGGGAAGAATTCCGGAAGGAATCAACATCTCCGAACCAGGTGGTACGGACGGACAACGGCTTCACCATCACCTTCCCGACCGATATGATCGAAAGCATGGTACAGAGGCAGTTTAAAGACGAGATTTCCGTTGCGGTCGGACAGCTGCGGACGGCGTTTGACCTGCTGAACGATGAGCTGAAGAAGCTGGAGGAGGCGATTGCATGACCGTAAGTAAACTGATTGAAGCTCTGATCAACGAAATAAACGAGGGCACGATCGACAAGGACGGAGAGATTCTGGCAGCAATGGTCAATGGTGCCTATGAGGATGATGAAGAACAGATATTCGATGCCATGAAAGATAGTAATAGCTGTGAAGGTCTGTACCTTCTGATGTCAAAACCTTCCGACGACTGCAATGTGCTCCTGTACCCGCATCTGAGAGAAAAGAAGGAGGAAACCGAGGAATGAAGATTTTTGTAAGCCAGCCGATGCACGGACTCAGCCCGGAACAGGTGGAAGCGGTTTATCAGGCGGCGGCCAGCGATATCCGCAGCCGGATCAGCCCCGGAACGCCGGTGGAAATCCTGAGCACACGGAAGTACGAACTCCCCTACGAGCTTCGGAAAGGCCGGAATGAGCGGATGTGTTACTGGAGCCATGCCCTGCAGGTGCTGTCCATGGCTGACGCGATCTATCTGTGTCCCGGATGGCAAAACGCCGCCGGATGCACCGTGGAGGCTAATGTGGCCAGACTCTGCGGGCTTCCAGTGATCGGGCCGGAGGTGATTCAGTGATGAAGACTGACGGCGACATTCGTCAGGGACGGTGCGACTTCGCCGACTACTGCGGCGATAAGCACACCATGGTCTGGACGGTTGGAATTGACAGCGATTTGAAGCTTGATAAAAAAAGCCTGATCAAAAAGACAAACATCTGGCTGCTGCGGGTTTCGGTCGATGACAAAACCTGCGTGTGGTTTGACCGGGGGACGTGGAATAAGCGTCCTCCACTCTTTGGCGTGGCCAGAGATGCCTACAAGGTCATTCTGACATTATATTCCTGAAAAGAAATGAACTCTATAAATAATATGGATGGCTCGTAAAGAAAGGAATGTACTTTATGAGAATTATAGTATGCGACAGATGCGGAGCAGATATATCGAGAGAAGGAAGTGCCGTTGGGGGATTTACCACACCAAGGAAGCTTGGCATAATACTTATACCGCAAGGCGACGAAACTCTACTTTCAACGCCAAGCACAAAGTCTGTCGTGGACCTTTGTAAAGACTGCGACAATTGGATCTATAATGAGATATTTGGAAGTCTTAATGCTAAGGATGGTGACAATAGTGTGTAAGAAGGAACAAGAAGAACTAACAAATAAAGAAATGGCCGAATTTTTACGGCAATTAAGAAATCGTCGTGAGATACCGATCGATGAAGATGAGTATTATTTGTTGGAAGCGATTGCAGAACGACTTGATGAAAATGATTTGCAACTCAAAAGAAAGGTGCGTGAGACATTATCGGTTTATGCGGAAGAGCAGTGCTTTACTGAAAAAGAAGCAATCGTTAACTTAATAGAGAGCGGTTTGAAAAATGTATATAGCAACACACTCTTTTGATATCACAGTTCGGCACGCACAGTTAAGGAGGCCAACATGATGGAAGAAAACATTCGCAAAGATCTGAACATGGCACGGGCCCTCTCGCTTTTCGAGGGGGTCTGTTTCTTTCTGGCCGGGGTTTCTGCCATTCTCGCCGCGAACATCCTCGGTTATATTTCCGGTGGACTGCTGATCATTCTAAGCTGCATGAGCATTCTTCCGGTCTTCGTCGGAGGGGATGCCTACTGGTTAAGCCTTGGAACGAGCCTGGCGAAAAATGAGGATGTTATGGAATACGGAGAGCGGATCGAGGAGGATAAGCGGAATGAAAATGCGGACCATTAACCATTTGACGGCCGATATCGCTGTGATTCTGAGCATTCTGGTGCTGATCGCTGTCCTGACAGGAGCTCATACGCTGTTCGGAACGATTGCCGCTTCGATCGGACTTGCGGTCAGCCTTGGCATGTATCTGCGGGTTGTAGTCGGGACAGCGGCTCTGCAGGTGGCCGACAAACAGGAAAAGCTGATTCGATTTGCTGTGGCCCAGAAGAATGATCCGACTGTTGTCCGGCAGTTTGCCGACTGGGTGGCCCGCGGTGACATGGAGTTTGAAGGCGCCCAGATCGCAGATCTTTGTACGGCGCTGGATGAGGAAGGAAACCGTCAGGGTTTCTGGCTTCTGATGGTCGGATCGCAGAGTACGTATGAATTGATCAAGCGGAAACTGAAGAATACGACCGTTCTGGATTACTGGCCGATTGACCCGAAAACGTGGTGTGAAAACCTGATGGACACGCTGGCAAATGACGACGATTTCGCCGAAGATGCCATTCCGGAGCTGAAGGGGTGAAATGATGCTGAATCCGATTTTTCAGGCCTGCCTGGAAACGGGACAGGACTATACGGTGCATGATCCGGACGGAAATGAGGATACCTTTCACATGGGTACCTTTGTCCGGATGTACCGGCTGGGCATCCCCGGCGTATGCTGGCTGACCCATAACGGAGAAAAGGACGTGTACTGGAATCAGTGGCAGATCTTTGATCTGATCCGGCAGAACAATATTCATCCGACATGGATGAGAAAGGGAGATCACAATGAGCTATACAAAAACTTTATTCAAACAGGCCTGGAAATTTGTGGAACGGAACTCCCAGGTTATCCTCGCAGGAATGAGCATGGCCAGCACCGTCGGCGCCGTCGTACTCGCAGCTGAGGCCACCCCGAAGGCCATGCAGATCATTACGGACGAGGAATGGACCCGGCATGAGCTGCTGGAACCGAAAGAAAAGGTGAAACTTACCTGGAAATGTTATATTCCGGCCGGTGCGCTGACTTTGCTGAGCTGTGCGTGTACACTTGGCGGGACAAAGATCGGCCTTGGGAAACAGGCGGAACTGATGAGCATGGTGGCTGCGGGCGAAAACCTGTACGAACGATATCGGAAGAAAGTTCAGGAGGCCATGGGCGCCGATGAGGAGCAGAAACTCCAGGCAGATATGGCAAGACAGGCTCTGGAAAGCAGTCCCGAAATCGCCAGGCAGCCAACCGGCGGAGGTCTGATCATGCCGGCCTCGCTCGGGATCTACGATACCGGCGACGGAGATGAGCTGATTCTGGAAGCATGGACGGGCAAACTGATCCGGAGCAGCGAACAGGCTCTGATGAATCACTGCGCGGCGTTCAATCAGCTGTGCAGCACGGCTCCGGCAACGTTCTTCCCTATCACCGACTTTTACTACGAGGCCAATATGCCAGTTCCGCAGGGAGCGCATATCGTCGGATATTCCGCGGAGTATCGGATGCAGGGCGTTCGGTTTGAATGGGACAGCCCGGCACATGTCTATAAGATCATGACGTATGAGAACAACCCGAAGGCGGAGTTTAATCTTGGAACGTATCGATAATAGCTATAAGGTTAAGTAACCGCTGCGGTAAATGTTGTAGGAGGAATGCGAATGAAAATTACGGACATGACGAAGCAGGACTTTGCCGCTGTTCCGGAACTTGATCTATATAACGACTGGAGAAAACTCGATTCTAATGGCCATCTGAATTTCGATTCCATTATCGTGATTCCCGTTGAAAACGAAGACGGAACGGTCAGCCTGCACGATTCCGGATGGGGCTGCATGGAATTCTGTCTCGTAGATATTTCAAACGAGCCGATTGGCCGGATCGGCGGAGGAACAGATGTCATTGACCTCGATGGTATTGGTGGATACGGCGACGACTGGTTCAGCAAATTCGGTCACGTGCCGGACACCATACCAATTCACGGCTGGAGGATAGATCTGCTTCCCTGCGGGTATTTAAGAATCTGGGCCCGAAATGGATTGTTTCTCAACAGCCGATTTTGTTCCACCATGGAATTGTTTGCTGAAGATGATAAGAGGATACAGAATCCGGAATACTGCATGGGACAGATGATTGATGATACTTTGGAACTGCTGAAAGAGCAGGAAGCGGTTGCACCGTACATGGATTATGATGGGCATGATGACGTATGGCGGTGCGGAAAATGCGGGGCAACTATATTCCATATTTATCATAATGAGTCAGATGAGGATTGGAAGAATTATGCAAAGTTTTGCAGACTATGCGGGCGGAAGGTGAAGTGGGAATGATTGACCAGGAGAAGGTCATCAAAGGGTTGGAACAATGTGCAGGGAATGGGAATTGTACGAAATGTCAGTACGTGAAAGAAAAACAAACATTGAGTTGTAAAAAATTGCTTGCTGATGTATTAGAACTGATAAAAAGTGAAAGAGTTATTCATACAGAACACGCTTTGTACACAGTGTATGAAAGACATGATGAAGAGCAAAATGTTTGAAGGTTGTGAAGCGAATGAGCGAATGGAATGATGTTAATTTTGCACCACAAGGTTGGCAATGCCCTATTTGTAAACGGGTTTATTCGCCAACAACTCCAATGTGTTATTACTGCGGAAATGGTCTATCTTATACAAATTCAAATGCAACAGTTGGCGATGCGGTAATTGATTTGGTGCAACACGAATCTGTAACGAAATCAGAAAAACCGAAGGAAAGTTATTGATTGTCGGAATGAAAATCACCGAACGAAAGCAGGCCTTTAAAACAAGGTGCTGATGATCAGTAAGAAAGGAAAACTATGAAACTTTTTATCCTTTTTGCAATGATTTTTGCCCACATTGTAGACGATTATTATTTGCAGGGAATTCTTGCTAAAATGAAGCAGAGAAGATGGTGGGAAGAAAATGCTCCGGATAAATTTTATAAGCATGACTATATCGTGGCGCTGATTATGCATGGTTTTTCCTGGAGTTTTATGATCACTCTGCCGACTTTACTGGTCAGCAGCAATTATTATGTCATATGTCCTTATATAATCATCAACGCCTTGCTTCATTCGTTTATTGATCATTTGAAAGCAAACAAGTATGTCGTCAATTTGGTCGAAGACCAAGTGCTTCACGTTTTTCAAATTGTTATATTGTGGTGCGTAACTGTTCTAGATACTTAAATCAAATAAGAAGCGACGGATGGTTAACGTGACAAAGCAAGAAGCGGCCAACATAATTGAAACCATCTTAGACGTCGAAAGCAATTCTTTGGTACAAGAGGCACTACTGACTTTGGCCATCCGTATTAGCATTTAAATTCGCGAAAAGTACACCTCTCATGATGGAGGTGAAGAACACATGAGGAAAAAGTACCCAAACGAACCTGATTTTGGAGGACCTAAATTTGGTGACTGGGCTCTTCTCGGACTTGGAGCCGCATTTACTGGCTGGAGTGGAAGCAGAATTTATAAAAAACACAAGGCAGCAAAGGAGCGGAGAAGGTCATGGGAAGAAGAATGGGACCCGAATGACGTGGTTATGGACTATGATTCTGGATACTATCTGAGGTGATCAGCTTCCGGTATGAGGACTTTGGAAACAAAGCCCTCGTTTCTTTTATTTGGAAGGGAAAGGAGCATATCATGGGTTTATTCAAACGGAAGGTTCAGGATGCGGCCAAGGAGGCGGTGGCAACTGTAAAGGAGGCCGCCGCCAAAGTTACGACGGAAAAGATGGATATCTGGGGCGACGCAGCCAAGATCGGCACCTTTGCGATCATGGCATTCGGGGCTTTCAAGGCATTTGGGCAAAACGAGAAGCCGAGAAAGCATTCCGGAGGGTATGAGGACGAGGTTGTACGGACAATCACGGTCAATAATTACTATTATAGGCAGCCAAATCACCGGAATCAGAGGGGGAAACGGGCATGATCGGATTTCTGAAAACTCTTGCGGATTTTGTCATCCCCATCGGGGCAGAGGCGATTATGGCCGGAATCACCGCTCCGGCAGTGCGAAACTGCGGAAAACTGACGAAATTCGCAGCCGGGTGCACCAGTCTGGTCGTCGGGTATATGATCGGCGACAAGGCGGTTGATTATTTCGATCGTATTCTGGATGAGCAGAAGGAAAAATGGGAACGATATCGACTTGGAAGCGAGGATGACAAATGAACGAAGAAAAAACAAACATAGTTCCGTACAACAGCATTAGCGGATCTTCTCAGCCGCAGAAGGACTATTCTAACAGCAACCGCCAAAAGCTTCTCGGCAAACCGGCATCGTCTCCTCCTGCGATGAGTCAGGCGCCCCGGACGGAGGCCACAGACGGACGGAGCGAAGGGTTCTTTAAAGCCACGCTGAAGCAGGCGGTGGATCACGCGATCAAGACCGTTGTCGATCCGATGGTTCGAAACTTTGTCTACAGCACGGGCATGAGCGTGCTTAACACATTACTGTGGAACGGAGGAAAGGGATCACCCGGGCTTCCGACGGGCATGGGCATGACACCGTATAACCTGATCTCAACTACGATCGGGCAGACCCAGGCTCCGAAGCCGCAGATGACCCAGCAGGACCGCATCTGGCAGAACTATGAAAAGCTGCATGTTGAAACGCTGGAGAAGGCCCAGCTCATTATGAGCCGCCTTTACCGGACTTTCACAAGGCAGGGGCAGGTAAAGCTGGCGGACTATTACGAAGCGTTCGGAGAGAAGTACGCCTTCGAAGATGAAAACTGGGGCTGGACCAGTCTGCCGTAGGATCGGATATACGAGCATCAGTTTGCAGACGTGTATCACATTATCATGCCGAAGCTGGAGAGGTTATAATGAACAGAGAAGAAAAACGGAAAGTCTGGAAGAAGGCTCAGGCCATGCGAGACAGCCTGTGGTGCGACGGGTGCAAGCACTGGAGTTTATTCACAGCAGTCAAAGCGGGTGATATCGATCATTACGATGTCTGCTGTGTGGTCTGCGGAGAGCGGAAGTTCAGATGCCGCGAAGGCGAGCACGGTATTTACGGCGAAGGGCTGATTCACAAAATTAAGGAGGCGAAAAGAGCATGACTACTGTAATCGAGTGGTTTGATCCAAGAGAAAAACTGCCTGAAAAAGATGGGCTTTACCTGGTTTACACCGGAAACGCTGTACCGGTTACCTGCTTCCGGTTTGGCGCAAAGCTCAGCGATATCGACGACATCGATTTCCCTGAAAAATTATATTCTCATCATGCAGGATTCGTTGATTTCGACGAATTTAGATGCCGGTGGTATGAGGTTCCGCTCGAGGAGATTTTATACTGGGCAAAAATGATAGAAACAAAGGAGGCGAAAAGAGCATGACCAGTGTAATCGAGTGGTTTGATCCCAGAGAAAAACTGCCTGAAAAGGACGGATATTATCTTGTTTGTTACCGATATGCTTCGCCATTTGAAATCGCGCAGTTTGCCACGAAGCTTAGCGACATCGACGACATTGACTTCCCCGAAGAATTATATTCTCAGCGCGGGGGGTTCGTCTATTTCGATGCGTCACGATATCGGTGGTATGAGGTTACGCCCGAGGGGATCAAATACTGGGCAAAGATTCCGGAAATAAAGGAGGAAAAGAAAGATGATTAACTGGCTTTGGGTAATTCCGTGGATTCTCGTATTTATATTTTACGCCGGGTGGCATTTTGGCGGAAAAGTTGCCACGAAGAAAGAGGCCGCCCGTAGGAATCGGGTAGAAATAGACCTGGCCAACGATCGAAATACATCCAATGCGATCTCTGAACTCTACAGGCATTTGGATAATCTCGAAAGTAAAATCGAACGAATTTATGCGACGAAGGAGGATAAAAACAATGGGTAAGAGACTGCAGAAGGTAAACAACTGGCTGGATAATCACGCAGACGAGGCGATCATCATCGAGGGCGGCCTGCTGGGCGCTCTGTGGGGATGGCTGCTGACGGATCCGACTGTGGCTGGTTGGGTCGGAAAGGGCCTTAAAAAGGGCTGGCAGGTTGCGAAGGAAAATATTCATGTGACTATCGGGAAGCCGTCTGGAGGGCCTTCTGTGACGATTGACGGGGGTTCTACGGGGTCTTCCGGCAGCAAAGGGAAGATGGGCTATTACGACTACATGGACCGGTGCGAGCAGCGGCGCCATGAGGAGCGGATGGCCCAGATCAAGAGCGGCAGGTTTGTGGACGACGAAGGGGGTACGGTGGAATGAGCATGATTGTTAATGCAAATAGCGCTAAGGAAATGTACTGCAGTTTTCTTGATATTTTTCCGGAATTCGAGGGAAAATGTCAAGGACATCGCATATTTAATTGGGACGATCGTGTGCGAAAGATCCTGATTGATCTGAAAGGATCGAAAATGCAGATCCTCTTTTCTGTTCGAAAGGACGAAGATACCGACCTCTGGGATCAGTTCAGCGCTTTGCTTATTCCGCAGGCAAAGGAGGAGAACCATGAGTGATGCCGGTTTCCTGATCGGTGTGATCATTGGGATTATAGCCTATTACCGGTATTTCAACGATTAAAAAGGAGGAAGATGGCGATGACCGTTGAGGCGATGCGAAACAAAATCGGCGATGTTTACGAAAGCGACCGGTGGCGCCTGAGGGTGCGGATGATGCCTGACAACCAGGTCATCGCCATCTACCGCACCATGCTGAACCGTGGCGAGTTTAATCCTCGAAAAAAGAAGAAAAAAAGCAAGGTGCTTTTCCAGCAGATTTCGATGTTTGACTGAGGAGGATGAGAAATGAATACGATGGAAATTATGATTTGTACTATTGCGCTGGCTGCACTGGTTGCGATGATCTTAAGCGTGGTGACATTATATTTAACCTACGAGTGGAAGCTCCGGGTTGAATCGAAACAGAACATGATCGATCAGGACAACGTACTGACAAGGCAGTGTGTGAACGATCTGGATACAGCCCTGTTTCACGTAAAGGAAGACCTTCTTGAACTGAAGAACACGTTCTACAAATGTGGCATCGAGACACTGAAGGTTCGCAGCGAAGACCATGACCAGGCGATCGAGAGCATCCGGAAGGACATGCTGGACCTGCAGGTGATCTCGGGAACCCTCCCCAGCCGGGCCGGCACGATGCTGGAAGAAGTAAACAATACGCTGGAGGATCAGAAGAAGCTGCAAAGCGCTTTCCTGGAGCAACAGGCCATTCTGGAGAAGACGAAGGATCAGGTCAGCAAGCTTGCGGAGGCCTACGCGGAGTTGCATTTTACCGGGAAGGAAATCGAGGAAATGCGGGACAGACTGGAGGATCTGAAACGGAGGGTTGCGTAAATGGAGTACACGGATCACGATCTCGAACGGCCCAGGATTATCGCGGTGGATTTTGACGGATGCCTCTGCAAAAACGCCTGGCCAGACATCGGCATGGCCAATCTTGATGTGATCCGGGATCTGCAGGAAATCCAGCAGCGCGGAGACTGGATCATCCTGTGGACCTGCCGGTGCGGAAAGGCGCTGGAGGAGGCCGTGGCCTGGTGTGCAAAGCATGGATTATATTTCGACGCGGTGAACGAGAACATGCCCAACGTTATCCGGGATTTCGGGCAGGACAGCCGCAAGATCTACGCGGACGAATACTGGGACGACAAAGCCAGGATGGTCCGGGCCCGTATCATGGCGTGACAAATTATATTCGCGAAAGTTTCAGACATGTTTATGGAGATGGCGAACGAGAAACGACCATCTCTTATTTTTTTCGATAAAGGAAAGGAGACTCACAATCATGGGAATTGCACTGGTGAAGAGGGTTATCTGGATCGGCAAGAAGTATGCTCCGGAGATTCTGACCTATGGCGGCACGATCTGCATGCTGGGTGGAACGGTGCTGGCCTGCAAGCAGACGCCGAAGGCCGTGGCCATCGTGGAGGACACGAAGAAGAATCTGGCGGTGATCAAGGCGACGGAGGAAGAGGCGGCGCAGAACAACCGTCAGGTTAACCGGAACGGAGCCCTGATCAGCTATTCCACACAGGACTTTAAGAAGGACATCACGATCGCTCATGTCAACAACATTAAGGCACTGGCGAAGAATTACGCGGTGCCGGGGCTGATGCTTATCGGCGGTACGGCCATGGTGCTGGGAGGCCACGGGATTCTGCGGAAGCGGAACGCGGTGGCGATTGCGACGCTTTCGAGCGTGATGGAAGGCTTTAACAAGTATCGCAGCAATGTGATCAAGGAACTGGGTGAAACGGCCGACCGGCACTTCCGGTTTGGCAAGGGAGAGCCCGATGTGGTGGAGACCGTTGACGCCGAGAGCGGCGAGGTGACGCATGAGAAGACGAGTACGGACGGATTTGCCGATTTTCCAGAAGATGATCCCCGATTCTTTATGTTCAGCCGGGAGACTTCGCCGGACTTCTACAAGGGAAACCTGCTGATGGATCTTGCCCAGCTTCGGTCTTTCCAGAATCACTGCAATGATCTTCTGCGGATGGACGGCAATCTGCCGGTGAATACGATTCGGAGGATCTGCGGCGTGAAGCCGATCGACGAGGGTCTCGACAATGGCTATGTGATGGACGGCAACGGAGACGGATACGTGGACTTCAACATCTTTGACCGGGTGACCGGCGAACCCAAAGCCTGGGTTTATGAGTGTGTGAAGGAAGGCCAGGGTATTCCGATCGAGCTGAACATCGACGGAAATATTAAGGGTCTGCTGAAACGGCCCAGGAATGCGAGGTGAGACAAATGAGACTGATTACAAAGATTTCTTCCTTTATGACGGACACTGCGATTGTGCTGCTCGGGGTGGCTCTGTTCGGAACGGGAATTACACTGTTCGATCACGATATTCAGGTGACGAAGAAGGAGGTAAAGAAGCATGATTAAATTTCCGAAAGTGAACTGGGAAAAGGTTGGCGCATATACCTTCGGAGGGCTCCTGGGAGCGGGGCTCTCCGCTCTCGGGTGGCACATGATGGAGAAACGCGGGATGGAACCCGGCCACCTGTTCCGGAAGAAAGTGGTTCAAGGAAACATCACCTATTACGATCCGGACAACGACCCAACCCTGGACGATCTGGATATCTTCAACGAAGAAGAGGAAGACGAAGGGGACGGGATCAATGACAGTTACGGCGAAGAAGAAGATCCCGATGGCGATGATGGCGTGGAAGATACTGACAGTGGTACGGAGGGGCATGGGATTTATCAGATCGACCGGGAAACCTGGTATCACAGCGAAGACGACGAAGACTACAAGCACGCCGAAATGAAATACTGGATCGACGACCAGCAGGTTTCAGATGAGAACGATAAGCTGATTCCAAAACCGTGGCTGCTGATCGGGAACGAGAATTATGACGCGCTGGCCGATGAGAACTCGGACCGTGAGATGTTCGTACGAAATGAGGAGCTGGAGACGGACTTCCTGATTGTGCGGACCGATGGGAGCTTCGAGGGATGAAAACTGGAAAAGAGATCAGATTTGAGCTGGCACGGACGATGCTCATGCTGGAAGAGGATGAGGAGTATTTAACAGCAAAGGAATTTGCGGACAGATACGGATACAGTCCATCATCCATTCGCCAGATGCTGAAAAGGGATCAAATTGCCGGAGCAGTGAAGGTCGGAAACGAGTGGAGGATATCTGAAGATGCTTCCATTTTGGTAAGGCAAAACGCCAAAAAACGTGTTACAAAAACGTAACTGCCGTTACAAAAAAATCGGCCAAAGTAACGTCCTGTTTTTGCACTTTTGGATTTTGTGACAAAAAAGTGTAACAAAAGTGCAAAAATTTTTTCGAAGTGTAACAGCTGTAGCCCTTATAGATCAAGGCTTCTGGGGTTTTTGTTACGTTTTTACATTTATTTTACCAAAAAACTTTTAAAATAAAAAACACCATTTATATAAAAATCTTGTTGGGGGGTAAAAATGCGTTTTTTGTCACTGACCCCTTTTAGGAGGTGAGAGTTTTGTGAGCTTTTTCTCTGTACTTAACAGGGAGGTTAAGAAAGACGTTTATGAAGTTTATCCAAACTTCGACGTGAAGCAAAACACTGACCTGATGACCCGAGGCCGGAAGTTCTATGCCCTGTGGGACGCGGAAGCTGGCTTATGGACCCAAAGCGAGTTTCGACTGATTGAGATTGTCGACAATGCCGTCTGGGCTGCGCAAAAGAAGCTGAAAGAAGCCCACCCCGATGCCGTAGTCAAGGCGAGAACCATGGCCAATTATCAAAGTAAGGTATGGACCGAGTTCATAAACTATATCAAGAATCTTCCCGAGAACTTCGTTCCGCTGGACAGCAAGCTTACATTTTCGAACACTCCTCTCGGGAAGAAGTCCGATTATATTTCCAAGAAACTCCCCTATGCTCTCGAAGAGGGCGATTACGGTGCCTGGGACGAGCTGATGTCCAGATTATATTCTCCGACCGAACGGCAGAAAATTGAATGGGCGATCGGCAGTGTTGTTGCCGGAGAGGCGAAGAAGATCCAGAAGTTTATTGTTCTGTATGGCGAAGGCGGTAAGGGCAAAGGCACGGTGATCAGCATTCTGGATACGTTGTTTCAGGGCTATACCGCGACTTTTAACGCGAAAGCCCTGACGACCAGCTCCAATCAATTCGCGACGGAGGCCTTCAAGGGAAACCCTTTGGTGGCGTTTCAGCATGACGGCGATTTGTCGAAGATTGAAGACAACACCCAGCTGAACAGTATCGTTAGTCACGAGCCGATGACCATAAACGCAAAATACGAATCCCCATACACAGCAAGGCCAATCTGTATGCTGTTTCTCGGAACGAATTCTCCGGTCAGGATCACCGACGCGAAGAGCGGAATCATCAGACGACTGATCGATGTGGAACCTACCGGAAAAACGTTCGACGGTGTGAAGTATGAAGTGCTTATGAACAACATCAACCTGCAGCTTGGGGCCATTGCCCATCACTGCCTGACGGTTTACCGGAAGCTCGGGAAGCACTATTACGATCAGTACCGGTCACTGAAGATGATGTACAAAACAGATCTGTTCTTCAATTTCGTTGCAGACAGCTACACTATCTTCAAGGAGCAGGATTCCACCACACTGAAGGCGGCCTACGCCATGTACAAGGAATACTGTGAAGAAAACGGCAGCAGCGGAAGCACGATGATGCGGATCAAGTTTCGGGAAGAGCTGAAGAACTATTTCCGGGAATTCTTCCCCATCACCCGGGTCGACGGCAAGCAGATTCGCAGCTACTTCAAAGGTTTCCGGTTCGAGAAGATTGACGAGGGAACCGAGATGGACAAGGCCGAGAAGGCACAGAAAGATGCCGTGCCCCAGTGGCTTGTGCTGGATCAGACCGAGAGCCTGCTGGACGAAGTGCTGAAGGACTGTCCTGCGCAGTATGCCCGGGAGGATAACGAGGCACCCTATGTGTCCTGGGACAAATGCACCAAGACACTGAAGGACCTGGATACAAAACGGACGCACTATGTCAATATTCCGGAATCGATGAAGCTGATCCATTTCGACTTCGATCTGAAGGACGAAAACGGCAACAAGTGCGCCGAGAAGAACATCGAAGCCGCCAACAAACTTCCGCCGACTTACGCGGAGTATTCCAAGGGCGGCGCGGGAATCCACACGACCTATTATTACGACGGAGATCAGAGCAAACTGGCGCTGGTTTATGAACCGGGAATCGAAATCAAGGTGAGCACGGGCGGCAACAGTCTCAGACGGAAGCTCAGCCTGTGCAACAATCTGCCGATCGCTCACATCTCCAGCGGGCTGCCATTAAAGGAGGAGAAAGTGATCGACTTTACCGCCATCGAGGACGAGAAACACCTGATTGCCCTGATCGAGAAGAATCTGAAAAAGAAGATCGTTCCGTCGACAAATCAGAGCATTGCTCTCATTGCGAAAGATCTGGATACCTTCTACAAGAGCGGAAAGCATTACGATGTTCGAAGCTACAAGAAGAAGATCATGCAGTTTGCCGCCAACAGCACCAACCACAGCGACAGCTGTCTGAAAACCGTAACCGCAATGAAGTGGCACAGCGACGACGTGACTGAGCCCAAAGAGGCCGGAGAAGAGGATGAAATCGTGAATGACGAACGGCTGGCATTCTTTGACGTGGAAGTCTTTCCGAATCTGTTCCTGATCAACTGGAAGTTTGCCGGAGAACCCGGATGCAAACGGATGATCAACCCGACGCCCCAGGATCTGGAGGAGCTGATTCATCTGAAGCTGGTTGGGTTCAACTGCAGGCGGTATGACAACCACATCGTGTATGCCCGGTATCTCGGGAAAAGCAACCAGGAGCTGTACGATCTTTCGCAGCGGATTGTGAACGGAGATCCGGATGCTTTCTTCGGAAAGGCCTACGACCTTTCATATACTGATGTATATGAATTCTGTTCCAAGAAGCAGAGCCTGAAGAAATGGGAGATCGAACTGGGGATCCATCACCAGGAGCTGGGACTGCCCTGGGACCAGCCTGTGGACGAAAGTCTGTGGGGCAAGGTGGCAGAGTATTGCGACAACGACGTCATCGCCACCGAGGCTGTGTTCAACGAACGGCAGGATGACTGGAAGGCCCGCAAGATTCTGGCCCGCCTGGCCGGACTCAACGTGAACGCCACCACCAACCAGCTGACCCAGAAAATTATATTTGGTTGGGAGAAGAAGCCGCAGGGCGCTTTCAACTACCGGTTCATGGGAACCGTGGAAGACTACGAGACCTATACCCTGCCCTGGGAGGATGACAAGGAGTTCACTTTGTTCGGGCCGGACGGAAAGCCCGTGTTCCCCGGATACACCTTTGAGAACGGCAAGAGCATGTACCGCGGTGAGGAAGTAGGTGAAGGCGGTTATGTATATGCCGAGCCTGGTATGTACTGGAACATCGCGCTGCTGGATATCGCAAGCATGCATCCAAGCAGCATCGTGGCCGAGGACCTGTTTGGGCCGGAGTATACGAAGCGGTTCAAGGATATTCTGGACGCACGGCTTCTGATTAAGCACCGGGAATGGGAGAAGGCGCGGACGATCCTGGACGGAAAGCTGGCGCCCTTCCTGGAAGGCATGGAGAAGCTGAGCGAGAAGGAGCAGAAGGAAGAGGCCGACAACCTGAGCGGAGCTTTGAAGATTGCAATCAACTCAGTGTACGGCCTGACCAGCGCGCGGTTTACGAATCCTTTCCGGGATGTGCGGAACAAGGACAACATCGTCGCCAAGCGCGGAGCTTTATTCATGATCAACCTGAAGCATCTGGTGCAGGCGAAGGGGTTCACGGTGGCCCATATAAAAACAGACTCAATCAAGATCCCGAATGCCACGCCGGAGATTATTCAGTACGTGATGGACTACGGAAAGCTGTATGGCTACACCTTCGAGCATGAGAGCACCTATGACCGGATGTGCCTGGTGAACAATGCCGTGTATGTGGCTCATGTGGAAAGCGGAAAACATGCCGGAGAGTGGAACACGACAGGAGCGCAGTTTGCAGAGCCCTATGTGAAGAAGACCCTGTTCACCCGGGAGCCGATCAAATTTGAGGATTTGTGCCAGACCAAGACCGTTACCACCAACATGTATCTTGACATGAATGAGGGGATGCCGGATGGCCAGCACGACTATCACTTTGTCGGAAAGGCCGGAAGCTTCTGCCCGATTCTGCCTGGACGTGGAGGCGGATGGCTGATGCGCCAGAAGGATGAGAAGTATGACGCTGTGACCGGAACAAAGGATCAGCGGTGGCTGGAGGCCGAGACCGTGAAGAACCTCGGCATGGAAGAGGCTATCGATCGGAGCTACTTCGACAAGCTGGTGGATGAGGCTGTGCACGACATCTCTCAGTACGGGGATATTGAGGCATTCAGGCATTTGGAGGATGAGTAACGATGAAATGCGGTACATGCGCCAATGCTAAAAAGGTCCTGGTCTTCCCTGCCAATTATATTCTCACTATGATGCGGAAACCGGGATTATTGTATGTGGCTATTATCGTCCGATTGACGAGGAGGAAAAGAAAATGGCTATGACCAGGAAGGAGCTGCTGGATAAGGCGTGCTCCATTGTAAACGGCGCCCGTGATAAGAGCTACGGATCGCCGGAAGACAGCTTCAAATGCATCGGGCAGATGTGGAATGCCTATCTGGGGAGGAGGCTTCAGAAGAAGCTCTCCTCTTCGGATGTGGCGGCCATGATGGGTCTTTTGAAGATCTCCCGGATCAGCTCCGGGATTTATTCCGAAGACAGCTGGATCGATCTGGCCGGTTATGCGGCCTGCGGCGGGGAATGCGCCAGCTTCGAGCAGGAAGACCTGGAGGAAAAAGAAGGATGACCGTTGGAAAGCTGATGACGCTTCTGTCGGAGTTTCCGATGGATGCCGAGGTAACCGATATCGCGGGATATCCAATCACGAAAGTCTGCTGTGACAGCAGCGGAAGTGACGAGCCGGACAGAATGACCGTCTGGCTGGACACCGATTATACTTTTAGTTTTGAAGACATTATGTAAAAGGAGAAAAAGAAAATGGAAAAGACAATTACGATTCGCGATGCTCAGATTGCCCCTTACAAGTTCCGCAACTTTGAAGGTCGGGAGACCGAGTACAACCGGGCCGGAGCCCGCAACTTTGTTATATTTCTGGACAAGGCCCTTGCTCAGCAGCTGGAGGCCGACGGAGCTCCCGTGATCTGGAAGCCGGACCGCTTTAATGAGGGCGAGCTTCGGGCGCAGATGAAGGTGCATGTCAAGTATTACAACCGCAAGGGCGAGAAGATGACGCCGCCCAAGGTGGTGCTGATTACTCGCAAGAAGCAGACCAAGCTGACTGAGGAAACCATCAGCTTGCTGGATACGGCGGACATCGCCAAGTGCGATCTGATCCTGAGCCAGTATCCGAACCCCGGCTCCATGGGTCCGGAGAATTCCGTCAGTCTGAAGACCATGTATGTCACCCTGGCCGAGGACGAGTTTGCGGAAGAGTACGCCATGGACGACGAACCCGCTGCGGCGGATACGGAAGAAGTTCCGTGGTAAATCTTTACCCCCACCAGAAGGATGCAGTCTTTCGGATGCATAACGGCTGCATCCTGGTGGGCGGGGTCGGCAGCGGAAAGAGCATCACGTCGCTGGCCTATTATTATATTCGAGAGGGCGGCGGATGCCTCGAGCCCGAAAAGCCCATGACACATCCGAAAGATCTCTATGTGATTACGACGGCGCGGAAGCGGGACACCCTGGAATGGAAGAACGAGATGCTCCCCTTCCGCCTGCAGGATTACGATATTAAAGTCACTGTCGACAGCTGGAACAACGTGCAGAAGTACCGGAATGTGGAAGGAGCGTTCTTTATCTTCGACGAGCAGCGGGTGGTCGGGTCCGGAGCGTGGGCGAAGAGCTTTGTCAAGATTGCGAAGCATAACCGGTGGATTCTGCTTTCCGCCACGCCCGGAGACACCTGGACTGATTATATTCCCGTCTTTGTGGCGAACGGATACTATCGGAACCCGACCGACTTTAAAGATCAGCATGTGATCTTTGCACGGTTCAGCAAGTACCCGAAGATCGACCGGTATGTCGGAGTGAGGAAGCTTCAGAAGATCCGGGACCGGGTGCTGGTGAACATGGCTTACCACAAGAAGACCAGCTCGGTGTACGAGTATGTGCAGCCAGGGTATGATCGTGAAAAGTATTTGTTCGTGAACAAGAACAGGTGGAACCCCTACAAGAATGAACCGCTCATGAATGCCGGAGAGCTGTGCTATACTCTTCGCCATGTGGTGAACAGCGATCCGAGCCGGCTGACGAAGCTGACCCAGCTGATGATGGAGCATCCGCGGGCAATTATATTTTACAACTTCGACTACGAGCTGGAGCTGCTTCGGGACTGGGCCGGAAAGAATCAGGTGACGTTCGCGGAGTACAACGGGCATCAGCACGATCCGCTGCCTGATGGCGACAGCTGGGCTTACCTGGTGCAGTATACCGCCGGAGCGGAAGGATGGAACTGCACGCTGACCGACACAGTTATATTTTTCAGCCTGAACTACAGCTACAAGATTATGGTGCAGGCGGCCGGAAGGATCGACCGGCTGAACACGCCCTATCAGACATTATACTATTACCGCTTTGCTTCCACGGCCCCGATCGATCTGGCGATCCGGCGGGCTCTGAAGGACAAGAAGAACTTCAATGAATCTGCTTTTGTCGGCAGTTTCGCCTGAAGTCAGACAGAAAGTGTGACACTTTTTTTTCGCGGAGTTTACAGCGTTCTTTATGGAGGAGGGTTTGACCAAAACGACGAGATTCGTGAAAGCTGAACCTTTCTTATTTTTCGCGCGCATGCGAGGTACCCTTCATGAAGAAAGAAAGCGCTTTTCAGGGAAAGCTGATCAAAGAGCTCCAGGAACGGTTTCCGGGCTGCGTTGTCCTGAAGAATGATCCCAATTATATTCAGGGCATTCCGGACCTTCTTGTTCTATATAGATCCCGCTGGGCCGCCCTCGAGTGCAAACGGGGCGGGAACGAAAGCCGTCAGCCAAATCAGGAGTATTACGTGGACAAGCTTAACGGCATGAGCTTTGCCTCGTTTATATTCCCGGAAAACAGAGAGGAGGTTTTACATGATCTGGAAGAAGCATTCAGAGCTTGACGGTGCTCATGCTTTTTTAAGCCCCAGCAAATACCACTGGCTCAACTACACAGATGAAAAACTGCGTCTCACCTATCAACGCCATCTTGCTACGCTTCGAGGAACCGAACTGCACGCTTACGCAGAGCAGGCTATTCGGCTGAAAAGAAGGCAGCCCCGGAACTCGGACTCAGTCAATATGTACATCAACGATGCAATCGGCTACGGCATGCAGCCAGAGCAGCCTTTGGTGTACTCCGGGAACTGCTTCGGCACGGCGGATGCCATCGCCTTCGACGAGAAGCACAGGATGCTCCGGATCCACGACCTGAAGACCGGAGAGATTCCTGCCCATATGGAACAGCTGAAGATCTATGCGGCTTTATTCTTTATCGAGTATGCCGCCGACCTCGGCCTGGAGAACGTTTCAGACATGCACATTGAGCTGCGGATCTATCAGAGCGGCGAAGTGCTGGTCGAAAACCCTTCCCCGGAAGAGATCGAGATCATCATCGATAAGATTATCGACAGCGATGAAACTATTCAGGATGAGCGGAGAAAAGGATAGGTCAAAGAACCGAATGACTGGAGGAACAAACAAAAATGGAACCTTTGATTCCTTACACCGAAGAAGCGTTCAGGGCTTTATTCGAGAGTGACACGCCGGAGAACGCTTTGGCTCATGTGGGTAAACCGCATGATGGTCCCATTCCGCATTCCGGGCGCTATGCCTGGGGAAGCGGTGAATCTCCATATCAGCGGAGTCTGGACTTTATGACACACTACAATGCGCTGAGCAGATCCGGCATGAGCGACAAGCAGATCGCGGAAGCGGACGGGCTGACCCTGAACCAGCTTCGGGCCCGGAAATCAAATGCCAGCGCAGATGTGAGACACCACAACGTGGCTGTCGCCACAAAGCTGAAGGCGGCCGGCTGGTCTACCACCGCCATCGGCAGAAAATTCGGAGTCAATGAAAGCACTGTCCGTGGCTGGCTGGATGAGGATGTCCAGAAGCGGAAGGATGCATCGCTCGGCACCGCCAACATGCTTGCCGATCAGGTCAAACAATTCAAGTATGTGGAAGTCGGCAAAGGCGTTGAACAGCATCTTGGCGTCAGCGCCACCAAACTGTCCTATGCCATCGAGATGCTGAAGCAGTCCGGCCAGTATGAGGTGCAGGATATTCGCATCGATCAGGGCGTGAAGGGAAAGAAGACCCGCATTCAGGTTCTCGTCCCCGTCGGCACGGAACGGAAGGAAATTTATGACCACAAAGATAAGATCGCCATCCCCAACCTCGGCGTTTACACAGAGGACGGCGGCGTGACCTGGAACAAGGTGGAAGAACCGGTTCCGATCAGCATGTCGAGAGTGTTCGTAAATTATACCAGTTCCGACATGCAGAGGGGGGGGGTACAAAAGGATGGCGTGATCGAAATCCGGCCTGGTGTGCCAGACCTGAGTTTGGGAAACGCCATGTATGCGCAGGTTCGCATCCGTGTTGGAGACGACAAGTACATGAAAGGCATGGCAGTCTATTCTGACAAAGTGCCGGATGGGTACGATATCATCTACAACACCAATAAGACTGAAGCACAGGCATCCAAGGTCTTCAAGACCATGGCCAAGGACAAGGATGGAAAGATCGACCTGATCAATCCCTTCGGTGCAACTATTCGCACCGATGACTCCAGTGACGATCCGGATCTGATTAAGTGTCAGAGGCACTACATTGATCCGAATACTGGCGAGCGAAAGCTGAGCGCCATCAATGTGGTCAACGAGGAAGGCAACTGGAAAGAATGGGGCCGGACTCTGTCGGCACAGATGCTGAGCAAGCAGGAACCGCAGCTCGCCAAGCGTCAGCTGAAAGTCATGTATGACCGGAAGCTGGAAGAGTTTAACGAGATTCTTGGGCTGACCAACCCAACTATTCGCGCTCACCTTCTGGAAGGCTTTGCAGATGACTGCGATTCCAGCGCCGTGCATCTGAAGGCTGCCGCCATTCCAGGTTCGGCCTCGCATGTCATCATCCCGATTCCTTCCATGAAGGAGAACGAGATCTACGCTCCCAACTATGAGAACGGTTCCCGGGTCGCGCTGATTCGTTATCCGCATGGCGGACGGTTTGAGATTGCCGAACTCACAGTAAACAACCTGAACCGTGAAGCCCGAAAGATCCTTGGCACTCATGCCCCGGATGCTGTGGGTATTCACCACTCTGTGGCGGCCAAGCTGTCTGGCGCAGACTTTGACGGGGATACTGTCACGGTCATCCCGAACAATTCAGGAGACATCAAGAGCTCGCCTTCTTTGAAGGGTTTGATGAACTATGAGCCGAAGGTTCTCTATGCCAAGTCCGACGGACAGATCAAGACAGGAAAACCCAAGAACAAGAAGGACATGTATGACGAGCATGGCAAACAGCTGTATGACAACTTTGACACACAGCTGGAGATGGGCAAGATTTCTAATCTAATCACGGACATGACGATTAAGAAAGCCCCGACAGAAGAGATTTGTCGTGCGGTTCGTCATTCAATGACAGTTATCGATGCGGAAAAGCACAACCTGGACTGGAAACGGTCTTATGATGAGAACCGCATCGATGAACTGAAGCGCAAGTATCAGGGCGTGAATCCCAATGGCTCTCTGAAAGGTGCGTCCACGCTGATCTCGTCAGCAAAGGCTTCTGTTTATCAGCCCGAAACCAAGAAGGGTGTCTGGGTTCCCGATCCTACGGGAAAGACGAAGGGACATCGTCAAATGTACGATCCCGAGACAGGCGAACAGCTGTGGTCTCCGACCGGCAGAGTCAATTCAAGGGCCGCCTTCGACAAGAACGGTAACTTTATCGGCTATAAGCAGATAACCGTTATGGAGAAGAAGCCGAGAATGGCCATGACAAGCGATGCCTATTCCCTGTCTTCCGGAACGAAGATCGAAGGCATCTATGCTGACCATGCAAACCGTCTGAAGTCGCTTGCTAATCAGGCTCGTAAAGAAATCATGGCTATTACCGATATTCCTTACAACCCTGCTGCCGCCAAGCGTTATGCAGATGAGGTTTCGTCCCTGAAAGCGAAGAAGAATGCCGTAGACAAGCATCGTCCTCTGGAACGTCGTGCTGGAGCCATCGCTTCCAGTCTATTCCAGATGAAAGCCGCCGAAGATCCGAGTTTGTGGGAAGACCACGACAGGGCCAAGAAGGAAAGGGCCCGTCTAATGGACTATGCCCGGAAACAGATGGGCGAAAAGCGGCCTCGCATCACCTTTACTGACAAGGAGTATGAAGCGATACAGGCTGGAGCCGTTCGTAAGACCTTCTTGAAGGAATTGATTAAGGAATGCGATCAGGATGCCCTGAAACAGCGTGCAATGCCTCGTCAATGGACAGCTATGTCACCTGCCAAGCTTTCAAGAGCCCGTCAGATGCTTAAGAATGGCGCCACAAACATCGAAGTTGCCCAGGCTTTGGGCGTTTCTACTTCGACATTGTATGACGCTCTTAACGGAAAGACGGGTTCGTAAAGGAATCTATTCAAAAACTGTGTAGAAAGGACGTTAACAGATGGCAACCGCGCTCACCTTTGAAGGCAACCCCTTTAGCCCGATCTCTGACTTTCGTGCTTGGTATGCCTTCGATCCGGTTAAAGCTGCAAAGTGCTGCTCAATGCGGGCCGCACTTACTGCAGATAGCTCTGAATCGACCCCTTTCGAGCAGGATGAGACTCGAAACGCGGCGATTGACGAGATTTGTAGAGAAAATGTGACCGGATACTTTAAGAAGTACGTAGAATAAGCTGGAATACCTTGAAATAATTTGAATAGATAGCGTGAATAGATTTAATACCCCACCCATTGCGCTATCTATAGGCACCCGGGGGAGGGGGTTCGCCCAAAACACCCCCTCCCTGCATCGCCGGCCTCCTCGGAAAAGCCCCGGAGGGATATTTTGGCGGAGCAAAATTATATTTTTTACGGGTGTTGACGGGGTGTTTGGGCAATGGTAAACTGTAATTATATTTTCGGACGTGGAAATTCCCAGAAAGTGGTCCGAAAGTACATTTAAAAGGTGCCTATAATTCATCTGGGAGGTTACAAACATGGGTCTGACAGTTGCGAAGTGTCCAGCATGTGGGGCTGATCTTAATCTGGAAACCGATAGGGATTACTTTTATTGCCCGCATTGTGGCTCTAAAGTCATCCAAGTTGACGACAGAATAGTTATCGAGCATGTTAATCGAACCGTTGACGAAGCTGAAGTCAAAAAAGTCGAATTCGAACGCGAAAAGTACGTCGTTGACGAACAACGACGTAAAGAGGAATTTCAGAAGAGCGATAAACGATCAAAAAAGACAATGATCATCGGTGCAGTTATCGCAGTGATCGGACTTATTCTGAAGCAATTCCCTGGTGACATCTCGATGACTGGAATGGCCGTCGTAATCGTCGGACTCGGTGCATTGATGGTAGGCTTCATGAACTTTTCAATGTCCGATATGGTCAATAAAAGCAACCAATTTAAAAAGTAGGATGCCACGGGTTATGATAAGCGGCTTTTAAGATTCATAAAACTATACAAACAAGGAGGGCTTGGCGTGCGAGATATCGTGACACGCAAGCCAAGTGGACGCCGAACTACGGCTACTCCGAGAAGCAGAGCTCATTTTCCTTCTGAGGCGACAACTGCCGAAAAGAGGGAGAATGAGCTCATTGCTTTGGCGGTCGACTTGGCTGAGGAACAACTTCGGGCCGGTACAGCTTCGTCTCAGGTGATCACGCATTTTCTGAAACTTGCTACTGAGAAGGAGAAGCTGGAACGGGAGAAGCTCGAAGCCGAGATTGAAATAACCAGAACCAAGAAGAAGTCCATTGAGGCTTCCGACCGCATGGAGGAACTGCTGGCCAACGCCATCAATGTCTTTACGTCGAAATACGAATGGCAGGGAGATGACACCGGCAGTGAAGGTTAGGTGCTATAAGGAACTGAGCCGGCTAAAAACGTTCGACGAAAGATTCAATTATTTGAAGCTTGGCGGAGAGGTCGGAAAAGAGACATTCGGTTTCGACCGATACCTTAACCAGGCTCTATACCATACAGAAGTATGGAGGAGAATTCGACGGGATGTAATCATTCGTGATGAAGGGTGTGACCTCGGTGATCCAGATCGGCCAATCGATGTAAGCCGGGACTGGAAAACGATCGAGGGCAAAAAGAGCAAACGCTCCTCCCCTATCATCATTCATCATATGAATCCAATTACTTTGGACGACATTCGCTCCGGGGACGAAAAAGTATTCGACCCGGAGTTTTTAATTTGCTGCTCCCGTCTTACGCATAACGCGATACATTACGGAAACATTGATTTGCTTCATGGGGACGATCTGATCGAGCGAAAGCCCGGCGACACCTGTCCCTGGAAGTAGGTTCCCTTCATTTGTTTCAAAATCCAAATAAAAATCATACTTCGGAGGTAAAGAGCCATGACAATTATGGACGAACTGAACAAGATTGTTACCGCGGAAGGCGGAACACCCTCTGGCGGGTCTATTATGGACGTTCTGAATGCCGCTGCCGTAGCTAATGGCGGGCAGCCTGTCGGCGGATCTATTGCTGACGCAATCGCTAACTATGAGGCTGCTAAGGCCAGTTCCAACGGCGGAAACGATACTGAGACCACCGAGCCTACTGAGCCTACTGAGCCCACGGAACCTTAACCCGTTGAGACGCCGATAAACAAAGGAGGTGGTCCCAACGGAAGAGAGCATTCTGATCTCGATCAAGCAGATGCTCGGTCTTGAGGCGGACTACACGCCTTTCGACCAGGAACTGCTGGTCCACATTAACAGCGCTTTATTCACGCTGATGCAGCTCGGCGTTGGGCCGTCCGGCGGGTTTGACGTTAACGGAGCTGAGGAGACCTGGGGAGATTTCCTGGGTGATAAATTAACACAACTGAAGGCTGTAAAGAGCTACATCTATTACGACGTTCGGCTTGCCTGGGATCCCCCTTCCTCCGGAACGGTGGCCAAACAATTCCAGGATAAGCATGAAGAACTCGGGTGGCGACTGCGGCATCAGATTGAGGCAGGTGATACCGAGTGATTTATGATGGCGATTATTACGTCGGATCCGATCTGAACGGCGACAGCCTGAGCCACCATGGTGTTCCAAACCAGAAATGGGGCGTTCGGCACGGTCCGCCTTATCCTGTTCAGCGCGGTCGCGAAGTGAAATACAGCGTCGGCAAGATGACTGAGAAGACGAAGGCCGGTCTGCAGAAAGCCGGAAAGATTACCGTGAGCGGCGCAAAAGCTGTCAAGTCCAAAGTCAGCAGCTCTTTCAAGAAATGGAAAGAGGGCAAGAAAGCTGATCTGGTAGTTAAGGAAACTGACAGTAAGCTGATGAAGAACTGGCAGAAGAAGCAGCTTCGCATCAGCGATATGTCGAATGAAGAGCTCAGGGCGAGAGCCGAAAGAAGGAAGCTTGAAGAGACGTATAAGCACGCGCTTCGCGGAGACTTTTCCGAGGCGAAGGGCTGGTATGCAGCAGCGAAACAGGCAAGGTCTAAAACCGGAAAAGCGGCCGCTGCTAAAATTCTCAAGACGTTTGGCGACGCAGCCGTTGAAGGAATTGCTAAAGGTCTTGCCAACAAGCTTCAGTATTCAATGGTTAAAAGAGCAAAAGGTCGGGTCGATCGCAGAGAAGCCCGCAAAGACGCCCTTGCCGAAGTCATGCGAGATGCGGCAAAGGAACGGGCCAAGAATAGGGCTGCCCAAAAAGCCGAATCACGCCAGCGTCAACAAGAACTGAATTCGTTCCAGCAGGCGCTTCGTGATGAGGATAATTTCCAGCGATATGCTCAGAGCTTTTATAGTCAGCGCGCATTACCGAGCGGACGAAACGACATGGATGATTACTGGAACCGGTACGGGCCGTCGGTTTGATGAAAGACGGGTGACCTACAATTCTATCCAACACAGCAACCCCGAAATACTATGGGGCCTTTAAAGACCAGGTGCTTCGCGGCGAGATCCCGGTTTGCGAGAACATCAGCCTTTATATGAACCTGATTGACGAGCGGATCGCCAATCCGATGTTCTATTACGACGACGATCCTGTCGAGCGTTATATTTCCTTCTGCGAGGGCGAACTGACTTTGACCGACGGCGCGGACATGAAGCTTCTGGACTCCTTTAAGCTCTGGGCAGAGGATCTGCTCGGGTGGTATTACTTTGAGGAGCGGAGTGTTTATGAGCCGGGTCAAAATGGCGAGCCCGGAGGGTACCGGCAGCGACTGGTGAAGCGAAGACTGATCAACAAACAATACCTGATTGTAGGGCGTGGCGCCGCAAAGAGCCTGTATTCAACAACGATACAGGCTTATTTTCTTGTCTGCGATAAGTCCACGACTTATCAGATCGCCACAGCTCCAACCATGCGGCAGGCGGACGAAATACTGGCTCCTATCCGGACAGCCATCGCCCGCAGCAGAGGCGATTTATTCAAGTTCCTGACCGCAGGAAATCTGCAGAACACTACCGGCAATCGACTGAACCGGCCGAAGCTCAGTTCCACCAAGAAGGGAATAGAGAATTTCATGAGCAACAGCAGCCTGCAGGTTCACCCGATGACGGTCGATAAACTGCAGACCTGGCGATGCAAGGTGGTCAGTATTGACGAATGGCTTTCCGGTGAAACCCGGGAGGATGTCGTCAACGCGGTCGAACAGTCGGCCGCCAAGGCCGGGGATTACATGATTCTGGCAACGAGCTCGGAGGGTACGGTTCGAAACGGCATCGGTGACACGATGAAAATCGAGCTGATGAAGATTCTCCGTGGCGAGTATAAGAACCCACATGTCTCCATCTGGTATTACCGGATGGATGACAAGAAAGAGATTGCAGATCCTTTCCTGTGGAGGAAGGCCAATCCAAACCTCGGCTACACGGTAACTTATGAAACTTACCAGCGGGAAGTGGAAAGAGCCGAAAACAACCCGAGTTCGGCAAACGACACGCTGGCGAAGAGATTCGGAATTCCTATGGAAGGCAGCACATTCTTCTTCACGTATGAACAGACCATCTGCCATCCGAGGACGGATTTCTGGGGGATGCCATGCGCCATGGGCGCTGACCTGAGTCAGGGCGATGACTTCTGTGCATTCACTTTTTTATTCCCGCTCGGCGACGGCCGATTCGGTGTTAAGTCCAGGTGCTACATAACCAGCAGGACTTTGCTGAACCTGCCTGCAGCTACACGGAACAAGTATGACGATTTCATCAATGAGACGAGTCTGGCTGTACTGGACGGAACCGTTCTGGCTATTGAGGATGTATATGAGGATCTTGAACGGTTCATCGAAAGATGCCAGTACGACGTGCGGGCCTTCGGGTTTGACCCGTATAATGCCAAAGAATTCGTTGAACGGTGGACACGGGATTACGGTCCCTACGCCGTAGAAAAAGTTATTCAGGGTGCAAAAACGGAAAGCGTGCCCCTTGGAGAATTAAGAAACCTTGCCGAAGAGCGGTCTCTTATATTTGACCAGGGGATCATGCAATACTGCATGGGGAACTGCATTGCGATCGAGGATACAAACGGAAACCGGAAACTGGCAAAGAAAAGGTATGAGCATAAGATCGACGCCGTTGCCGCCATGATGGATGCTTATATTGCCTATAAACTGAATAACGAGAATTTTGACTGAACAAATCCATTTACGCCTTCGGAAACAAATACCGGTAATCATATGCAGGCGAATACATTACGGAGAGGTATACAAACATGAGTCAGTTCAAGATTAAGGGAATTGATTATGCAGACGACAGCCTGCAGCATGGACTCGGAAAGGGCAGCGGCAGAGGCCGGCCCGTCGGGTCCAAGAACGGTCAGGTGATGCCCGGCGCGGCTTACATGAAGGATTACAAAATCGTCGGGCAGAAGGCCGAAGAAATACAGCCTAATGGAGCGAATAATACCCAGCGTCCTGTGCAGCGGACGATCGGTAATCAGCCTGTGCGTGGAAATTCGAGCAGTCGGCCGGCAGCTGCCGGCGGTTCTGGCAGCACTGGCGGAAGCAGCCGGGTATCTACTCCGGCGGATAATGTTGCCAGGGGAAAGCAGGTTGTTGATTCGCTGGTTAATCAGGGTGTGAAAACCACCGATCAGAAAGATCCGACTGACGCTCCCTGGAGTGCCCGTCGAGTAAACGAAGCTGGCGGACTTGAATCTCGTGAAGGAAGACAGCTTATTTACAACAACCCGACGCTGAATGAAAGCTACAAGAAGCAGATCGCAAAGCGGTATGGCGATTCGGACGGTAAGTCTTATCCGAAGTCGTATGAGGCGCCAAAAGCTCCAAATAACCAGCTGATTGCTAATGTCGCAAACGGCATTGATCGGCAGATGACCGGGCAGACAAATGCTGCGAATGCTGCTAATCAGTGGCTAAATAACGCAATGCGTGATCGTCGCCTTTCTTATTCTAAGAATTATGGGCAGCAAAATGCTCCTGCTGAACCGAACAATCGGATGCTCAGGAACGCCGCAAACGGTGCTCAGCAACAGGCTAACAACCAGAACGATGCGGTGAATGCCGCTAATCAGTGGCTCGATAATGCGACGCGCGATGCTCTGAATGCCCGTAATACTGCACCCCAGGCGCCTGCTCAGGAACAGGCTCCGACGAGCACTCAGCCGGCGCAGCCCGCTCAGCAGGAAACCCCTCAGCAGAAGAGCCTGTGGGACAGCGTCGGTGGATGGCTTTCCTCGGCTGGAAAGGCTATCGGGGATACTGCCGTTGGCGCGTGGAATGCTGTCAGCGGCGCTGCCAATGATGCGGCCAAGTGGGTTGGCGATCGACTCGGCGAAGCAGGTGACTGGGCTACCACGGCTCTCGGAGACGTCGGCGAATGGGTCGGTGCCAGGGCCGGTGAATTCGATCGCTGGTGGAACGGCGTTGACGCTACCGGAAAGAATGGTAACACTTATAAGGTTGGCGGCGCACGCCAGGATATTTCCAACGCGCTTGGTTCCGCCGGTCAGTGGATCGGAAATGCTGCAAATGACGTTGGACAGTTTGTTGGACAGGCTGCTAACAATTTCTGGAATGGAAGATTGTCCGGTCAGGACGGCGACCTGATTCGAATGTATACCCCCGGTATGAGAGATTACCTGGTTGGTAATCAGGAACGTGGCGTTTCTGGATTGTTTACTGATCCGCTCGGGTTTGCCAATCAGCAGTATGTCGAACCGATTCTCGGTCGCGACGCGAGCCAGCGGATCGGCGACGCTGTGAATGCCGCCGGTCAGTGGATTGGCGATACGGCGAATAATGTTGGGCAGTGGGTTGGAAACGCCGCGAATGACGTTGGGCGGTTTGTCGGTAACACGGCGAACGATGCCGGACGCGCTCTGAATGAGTGGTGGAACGGGCGCGACGTTGAAGTGAACGACAACGGTCACTGGCGGCAGGGACACGAAGCCGGTGCCAGAGAGAATATCGGTAACGCGCTTAATGCCGCTGGCCAGTTTGTTGGCGATACAGCCAATAATATCGGTCAGGGAGTCGCGAACGCCGTGAACGATGCTGGACGTGCTGTAGACGAATGGTGGAACGGACGTGATGCTTACGAGCAGGTTGCGGATCCGAACAATCCCGGCGTAACACGTGATGTCCAGAGCCGCCAGCCTGGCATCAGAGAGAATATCGGCAACGCGCTTAATACTGCCGGTCAGTGGATTGGCGATACGGCGAATAATGTTGGGCAGTGGGTTGGAAACGCCGCGAATGATGTCGGAAGGGCCGCAACGAACGCCGTCAACACGACCGGCGATTTCATTAACAATACCGCTCAGGCGGCAGATACGTTCATCAACGGCCCGAAGCCGGGATCCCCTGAGTCTGCTCCTTATTACGATCTTAGAACAAGGCAATGGATTTATCCGGCCGAGCAGACGTTTGGCGACAGGCTTGGACAGCTTGCAAATTATCACATCGTAACGCCTCTGGCTAACGCCGCGAATGACGCAGGTCGGATGATCAACGAAGGCGTCGTAAAGCCTGTTGTCAATGCCGCAAATGATGCCGGACGTTGGCTCAACGAGGGCGTCGTGACGCCTGTCGGCAATGCCGTGAACGCTGCCGGAAACGCTATCAATGACTGGTGGAACGGAACAGATCAGCGCTTCCTTGGAATCCCCGTTGGGCATACTCCAGGAGCGAGGGAGAATCTGGGCAACGCTGTAAATCAGGCTGGTCAGTTTATCAGTGACATTCCCGCGAACGTTGGCAACGCAGTTAATCAGGTTGGCCAGTTTGTCAGGGATATTCCCGAGAACGTTGGCAACGCTGTGAATGCTGCCAGTCAGTGGGCCGGCGAAACGGCTGATAACATCGGTCAGTGGGTCGGAAACGCCGCCCAGAACGTTGGCGACGCTGCCAACGTGGCCGGAACCGCCGGGAGAGCGATCGCCGCCGGTGTTCCAATCCAGACCGTAAATCAGTGGACGCAGAATTATCTGAACGGTCAGCTCAGCACGCAGGACTTTGAGGACCTGTTTGACCGGTGGGTGAATAATCATTAAGGAGGAGCTTCAAAATGCCAAGATTATCTGACAGGCTGAAACATGCCTGGAGTGCGTTCTTTGGCCGAGACGCGCCTCTTTCGCGGGATCTGGGGCCGAGCTACAGCCAGCGCCCGGATACGGCCCGGCTCTCACGTGGAAATGCCCGGAGCTTTGTGGCCGGAATTTACAACCGCATCGCGCTTGACTGCGCGGAAGTGGCAATTCATCATGTCCGGCTTGATCAGGCCGGGCGGTTCTCCGAGTACGTGCAGAGCGGACTTGAAGAATGCCTCAACGTTGAGGCGAATATCGATCAGACGGGTCGTGCTTTCCGGCACGACCTTTTTCTTTCTCTGCTGGACGAGGGCGTTGTGGCTATCGTGCCCGTAGAGACCGATCTCGACCCGAAATACAGCGGCGGATACGACATCAAAAAGCTTCGGGTCGGACAGGTGAAGCAGTGGCATCCGGAATTCGTTGAAGTGGAATGCTACAACGAAAAAAAAGGGATCAAGGAAACCATCGCGGTTCCCAAAAAGATCGTGGCCCTGCCGGAGAATCCCTTCCGCGCCGTGATGAACGAGCCAAACTCCACCCTGCAGCGGCTTCAGCGAAAGCTGGCCCTGCTGGATCTTGTGGACGAGCGGACCAGCAGCGGGCGCATGGACATGATCATCCAGGTCCCCTACTCAAGCAGGAGCGAGATGCAGAAGAAGCATGCCAACGAACGGCGTGACGCTCTTGAGAAGCAGCTGGAAAACAGCAAGTACGGCGTTGCCTGGATGGATGGAACCGAGAAGATCGTTCAGCTGAACCGGCCGATTGAAAACAATCTGCTGGATCAGATCGAGAGCCTTCGGACCGAGTTCTACAGCCAGCTTGGCATGACCAAGGAAGTCTTTGAGGGCACTGCCGATGAGCAGACCATGCTGAACTACAACAACCGGACGATTGAGCCCCTGCTGAGCGCCGTGGCGGACGAGATGAAGCGTAAATGGCTGACCAAGACCGCCCGGACCCAGCTGCAGAGCATCATGTTCTTCCGGGAACCGTTCAAGCTGGTGCCCGTGACAGAGCTGGCCAAGATCGCTGACGTCTTCTCCAGGAATGCCATTCTCAGTTCCAATGAGCTTCGTGCCATCCTGGGCTTCCGTCCCAGCGAGAGCGACCGGGCCAACGAGCTGATCAACAACAATATGCCTGCAGACGCGATCGGCGGAGATCCCGCGATTACGCCGGGAGACGAACCGGCGAATCTGGAGAATCCGAATGCCGGAGAGCCGACGCAGATGCCCGCGTCCAATCCGATGGACACGCCCATCTCCGCTTTGACCGGATAACGCATTCGGCAAATCGGTGAAAGCTCAAAATACCAAGGAAAACGGGCGCTCACCCCGCACCGGAGAATGGAGGAAAACATGAGCGAGAATAAACCATACGACATTTGCGGATGGGCGACCAAGTTTAACGTGCACTGCGCGGATGGCCGCACCATTCGGCCCGGATCCTTCGATGAATGCGACGGAAAGCAGGTGCCGCTGGTGTGGCAGCACATGCATGATGACCCGGCCAATGTGCTGGGGCACGCCGTTCTGCATGTCCGTCCCGAAGGAGTCTGGACGGAAGCCTGGTTTAACGACAGCACCAAGGCGGATGACGCCAAGGAACTGATCCGGAACCGGGACATCAATTCCTTTTCCATTTATGCGAACAAACTGAAGCACAAGGGACATGACGTGATTCACGGCGTGATCCGGGAAGTCAGTCTGGTGCTGGCCGGGGCCAACCCCGAAGCCCTGATTGAATTTCCGGTGCTGGAACACGGCGACGGCGAACCGGTGGAAGACGAGGCTGTGATCTACAGTCACGGCATTATCGCTCCGGTCGGAAGCCTGCCTACTTCCGTATTCCCCAATGCCCAGGCCGCACAGGAGTACATGATGCACGGAGCGATCCAGCGTCCCGCGAGGACAGCTCCGGTCAGGCCCGCCGCGCCCGTTTATTCCGGGAACGCGATCGGGAATCAGAATACCATGGCGCACACCGCGGCGATGAATGTTCAGAGGCCGCCTCAGACAGTGGCAGCGCCCAAAGGAGGAAATACCATGCCTAATGCCCAGAACCAGCGCACGGTGCGCGATGTATTCAACGAAATGACGGAAGAGCAGAAGAACGTTGTGTACTTCATGCTCGGCGAAATGATGGATGACCTGAAGGAGGACAATAACATGATGCACAGCGCTTTTGAAAACAGCACTCCCCGCGCCCGGCTGACCGCGGATGACTACAAGGAGATCTTCAGCCTGGCTAAGAAGGAAGGCAGCCTGAAGGCCGGTGTGGAAGCCTTTGTCGGCGAGAACAGCGACCGTCTGGCCCACAGCGTGTACAACGCGGACGGCACCGAGCAGACCTACGGCATCGCCGACATCGACACTCTCTTCCCGGAATACAAGAACATTACCGACACCCCCGAGTTCATCAAGCGGGACCAGGACTGGGTCGGCACGGTGATGAACGGCGTCCGTAAGACCCCTTTCAGCCGCATCAAGAGCCAGTTCGCCAACATCACCATGGATGAAGCCCGGGCAAAGGGTTACACCAAGGGCAGCCGGAAGACGGAAGAAGTCTTCAGCCTGCTGAAGCGCACCACCGATCCCCAGACCGTGTACAAAAAGCAGAAGATGGACCGGGACGACATCCTGGATATCACTGACTTCAACGTGGTCAGCTGGATCAAGGGCGAAATGCGCCTGATGCTGGACGAGGAGATCTCCCGCGCCATCCTGATCGGTGACGGCCGTCTGTCCACGGATGACGACAAGATCGATCCTGCCCACATCCGGCCCATCTGGGGCGACGATGAGCTGTACGCCATCAAGGCCCATGTGACCGCCGGCGCTGACGACGCTGCCACCGCCAAGAACGCGATCCGCACCGCCATTAAGGCCCGCAAAAAGTACAAGGGCAGCGGCAACCTGACCTTCTATACCACGGAAGACATGCTGACGGAAATGCTGCTGCTGGAAGATGGCATCGGCCATCCGCTGTATGCTGACGTGGCAGCTCTGGCCCGGAAGCTGCGGGTGAACAAGATCGTGACAGTTCCGGTGATGGAGAACCAGACTTCCGGCGGCGAGACCCTGGCGGGCATCATGGTCGACCTGAAGGACTACAACGTCGGCGCGGATAAGGGTGCCGGTGTGGAGATGTTCGACGACTTCGACATCGACTACAACCAGTACAAGTATCTGATTGAAACCCGCATCAGCGGCGCTCTGGTGAAGCCCTACAGCGCGATCGTTCTGGTAGTTGGCGGAACCGATACCACCTACACCGAGACTGATGACTACACCGGCAGCCCGAAGGATAAGGGTTACTACGAGAAGGAAGGCGCCATCTATCGGCCCAGCCGTGACACCTCCATCGTGGAAGGCAAGACCTACTACGTGAAGGGCTGATCGGAGCCTGACTTTGTAAGTGAATAAAGCATTGTCCGCACCCCGCATCGTGGGGATGGGAGCCTGCGGTTTGCCGCAACTGCCCTCTTACCTCTGCAGACCTGTGTGACAGGCTTTCGTCCCCGCCATCCGGGGTGCGGACGTGCTTTATTTGCGATCATCTCAAAATGGAGAGAAAATCATGGCCAAATTCTACGGAAAGATCGGATTCGGCGTGGATGTGGAAACCGGGCTGGACGTATGGGAACCCGGGATCGAAGAACGCCCTTACCGGGGAGACGTGATCCGGGTCCGCAGAAGCTGGGATAAAGGCGAGAATCTGAACGATAACCTGAATATCAATAATGAGCTTTCGATTATCGCCGATGCCTACGCCTACGAGCATTTTCACGCCATGAGATATGTGGAATGGATGGGCGCCAAATGGAAAATCCGGGACATCACGGTTGAGAGGCCGAGACTGATCCTGTCGATCGGAGGGCTTTGGAATGGCGACGAGGGATGAACTCAGCAAGATTCTTCACGGACTGGCTGAGCGCGTGTACTTTCAGCCGCCGGCCACCGTCCAGATGAAATACCCATGCATTGTTTACCACAGAAAGCCGCCGCAGATTCTTCACGCCGACAACCGACCCTATCGGAAAGGCGAAATGTGGCAGCTGACGGTCATCGACCGGAGTCCGGACAGCAAAATCGCCGAAGCGGTCGAGGAACTTCCCGGCATCCGGTGCGATGCCAATTTCACGCAGGACAACCTGCATCACTACGTGTATTCACTTAGCTTCTAAAAGGAGGATCAAACCATGTCGAAGATTGTATGGGACGACACCGGCAAGCGGTTCTGGGAAACAGGTATTAAGTATGGCGTTCTGTATCCTCAGAACATTGACGGCACCTATGAAAATGGAGTGGCCTGGAACGGCCTTATCTCCATCAGCGAGAATCCCGACGGCGCCGAACCCAACGAGCTGTGGGCGGACAACATGAAGTATGCCGTGCTGCGCAGCGCGGAAACCCTGGGCCTGACCATCGAAGCCTACACCTATCCCGAGGAATTCGAAGCCTGCGACGGTCTGGCTTCTGTGACCGGTGCGGAGGGCCTTCTGATCGGCCAGCAGCCCCGGAAGAATTTCGGTCTGTGCTACCGCACCGAAATCGGCAACGACACCAGCTCCAACCCGCAGGATTACAAGCTGCACATCGTCTACGGATGCTCTGCGCAGCCCTCTGACCGGGACTACGAGACCATTAACGACAACCCGGACGCCATCACCTTCAGCTGGGAAGTGGACACTCTGCCCACCAACGTCACCGGTATGGAGCCCGTGTCCGAGATCGTTGTGGACAGCCGCCGGGCCGACGCGGAGAAGCTGGCGGCCCTGGAAGGCTATCTGTACGGCAAGAATGCTGACAGCACCGCTACCCCTCCCGTAGAGGCTTCCGAGCCGATGCTGCCGACCCCCGATCAGGTCATCAAGATCCTGAAGACCGGCAGCATTGCCTGATTTGTTTTTCATCCTATCACCCCGGGGGGCTCCAGCGTGGGCCCCCCATTCTTACTTTAATTTTTTAAGGAGGGTTATCCATCATGTATAAGAAGAATATCACCTACACCGATTTCAATGGCGACGAGCGTACTGACGCTTTCTACTTCAACCTGAGTGACGCGGAAATCCTGGAGCTGCAGGTCAGCTATGGCGGGGATATGAGCCGCATCATGAGCAATATGCTGGAAAAGCGGGACGCGAAAGGCCTTCTGGGCATCATTACGGACCTGATCCGGACCAGCTATGGGGAGAAGAGCAGCGACGGCAAGCGGTTCATGAAGAACCAGGAAGTGAAGGACAGCTTCGTGACCACCGATGCTTACAGCAAACTCGTGCTTGAGCTTCTGAACGACGAGAAGGAATTCGAGAAGTTTATGACCAATGTGATCCCTTCTGCCCGTCGGGAGAAGCTGACCGAAATGATCCGGAAACGCGAAGCCGGCCTTCCGGATGAGGACGACATTGAAGCGAAGAAGGGATAATGCATGCTCCAGCTGGAGATTGCCGGATCCGAATACTGGGATGAGGCGAAGGAAGAATTCATTTCCTCCCCGGGAGGAACCCTTCGGCTGGAGCACTCGCTTCGAAGTCTGAAGAAGTGGGAGAGCAAATGGAAAAAACCCTATCTGAGCCAGAAGGATATGACGATGGAGGAGCTGCTTGATTATATTCGCTGCATGACCCTCGGTCCGGAGAAAGATCCTCTGGTGTATCAGAGCCTTACTTTTGATCAGCTGACGGCGATCAAGAATTATATTAACGATCCGATGACGGCCACCACCTTCCGTGAGGAAGAGGGTGCGCCCAAAAACCGGAGCATTACGACGGCGGAAATACTCTACTACGAGATGAGCGAGCTGAATATTCCCTACAGCTGCGACACCTGGCATCTGAATCAGCTGATGACGCTGATCCGGGTGTGCGCTATCAAACGGGCGCCCAAGAAGAAAGGCAACAGCAAGAACGCCGCCAAGAACCGGAAGAATCTGAATAAACAACGGCGGGAGCAGTTTGGCACCCACGGTTAACAAGGAGGCCTCAGGAAAATGAGAGTCACGACCAAGAAGAGCGGAAGCATCCATAACACGATGAACTTCCTGAACCGGATTCTCAGCCGAAGCTATCTTGCGAAGCTGGAGCAGTACGGGAAAATGGGCGTGGACGCCCTTGCCGCGGCAACCCCGCGAAGAACCGGGAAGACCGCGGCTTCCTGGGGCTATGAGATTGAGGTGGACGACCGTTCCACCAAACTGATCTGGACAAATTCCAACGTGAATAACGGCGTTAACGTGGCCCTGCTGATCCGGTACGGGCACGGAACAGGCACGGGAGGATATGTCCAGGGAATCGAGTACATCGAACCGGCCATGAGGCCGCTGTTCCAGGGATTTGCCGATGATATTTGGAAGGAGGTAATGCGGAAATGAGCTCGGGCAATACAGAAACCAGAATTTTGCAGATGCAGCTGGAAAACAGAGACTTTGAAGAAGGCGTCCGTCAGACTATCAAGAGCCTGGAGGACCTGGAAGAAAAGCTGAATCTGAAACATGCCGGAGACGGGTTTGAGAAAGTGAGCGCCGCAGCCAACTCCGTTCAGATGAGTCATTTGGAAAGCGGTCTTGACACCATCACCAATAAGTTTACCCTGATGGGTCAGATCGGGCTGCAGGTTCTTGAGAGGATCAGCAGCAAGGTAATTGACACCAGCGAGAAGATCCTGCGCGCGGCGACCATCCAGCCCGTGATCGATGGCTGGGGTGAGTTCGAAACCAAGACAAACAGCGTTCAGACTATTCTGGGCGGTATTCGGAGTCAGTTCAGTGATCAGCCGACTGCGATTCACGCGATTACAGGCGCACTGGACGAGCTGAACGAATACGCGGACAAAACCATTTACAACTTTGCCCAGATGACGGAGAATGTAGGTAAATTCACCAACCAGGGGTTAAATCTGAAAACTTCTACCGCCGCTATCAAGGGTATTGCCAACTGGGCAGCCGCTGTCGGCGCCAATCCCGCTCAGATGAGCCGGGCGATGTATAACATCAGCCAGTCTCTGGGCGCCGGGCACATGCAGCGGATCGACTGGCGAAGCATCATGTTTGCCAATATGGCGACGCCGGAAGTGAAGCAAATGTTCGCCGAGGTGGCCAAAGCACAGGGACAGCTTGCGGCGGACGGCGTCGTTACGATCGGTAAAAAAGCTTACAACGTTATTAACGACTTTGAAGAAACGCTTCAGGCCGGATGGATGACCAACGAAGTCATCGCGGAGGGTCTTGGTATTTATGCTAAGGCCTTCAGTGAGGCCGAACTGATCTCCAGGTATGGCGAAGATCTTGGTAAGAAATTCTACGAAATGGGCGTTTATGCCGAGGAGGCAGCTACCAAAGTCCGAACCTTCAGTCAGCTGATGGGCGTAATGGCGGAATCGCTTGGATCCGGATGGGCGACCACCTTTGACATTCTGTTCGGCGGTTTTGAGCAGCAGACGGAGTTCCTGACCCTGATCAAGGACCGGCTGGAGGCGATTGTCAATTTTCAGACGGAAGACCGGAACACCTGGCTGCAGAGGTTCAGCGACATCGGCGGCATAGTGGTGTTCCAGGACGTGATCCTGAAGACCATCGATATTCTAAGCGACTTTTACTGGGTGTTTAACGACGTGGCCGCGCTGATCTTTAATCCCTTTGGAGACAGCGTGTTCAACATGAGCGACGGGATCTTCGGGCCACGGCAGGAAGGCTATACGGAAATGAAGTCTTCCTGGGAGGGCATTAAAGCTGTCTTTGAGGATATTTCAGCCTCGATGGACAGCTTCCGCTCGTGGATGTACACCCCGGATGAGAAGAAAGGCCGCTCCCCCATTCATAATCTGGCCCGCGCCCTCAGTGGCGTTGCAGGGGCTGCCGGAATCGCCTGGCAGGTGCTGAGCGGATTCGGAAAGTTTGTCTTCCGGATTTTCAAGCGGTTCGCCCCGCTGGTGAGCTCCGTTCTGGATCTGCTTGGTCAGATCGGCGGTGCCATCTATAACGTGTTCTTCAACCTGACCGGTCAGCAGAGCATCGAGAAAGTATTCGACAATATCGAGAAGGCCGTCGGGCCAGTTGTAGACCTGATCGTCGGACTGGCCTCAGCGGTCGTTGATCTTATTCACAGCTTCCTGGGCATCGACAGTGCTGCGGATGACTGGACCGTGCTGGGCGAACGAATGAAGGCTTTCTGGGAGATCTTCACGTACGATCCGGATCTTACCTTTGCTGAGAACCTGAAAAACAGCCTGAAGAAAGCTCTGGAAGGCATCTTTGGGACGGACGTTGCCAGCAGCCTGATTGAGGGCTGGGATAACAATGTTGCCCCTGTGCTGGAGAGGGTCAGCGGCATATTTACCGAGGCATTTAACACCCTGTTTGAAGCGGTCTTCGGACATGAGGTGATTGGAAAGCAGGGAAACAAGTGGCGCCAAGGAGGAATCTTCAGCCTGCCGCAGACGCTCAGCGAGTTCTTCAACGGCCAGGAATGGAAGGGAGTCGTCTCGTCTATCCAGACATTCTTTGATCCCGTGGAGGAAGCGCTGACGACCGCGTGGAACGAGTTCATAAAGTTCCTGTTCGGAGGCGACGAATGGATCTACAGCGACTCCGAGATGGGCTATAAAGTCCATAATACCGGGCTTATTGAAACGATTCTGGATTTCTTCGATGAGGACAATCTGAAGGAAGTAAAGGCCAAAATTGAGACCTTCTTTGCTCCGGTTGGGGACGCGCTGAGCACGGCGTGGAAATACGTATTTGGCAGCGACGAATGGATCTACAGCGATTCGGAGATGGGCTACAAGGTCCGTCATAACGGGTTGATTGACAGGGTTCGGGAGTTCTTCAGCGAGGACAATCTTACAGAGATCAAGACCGCCATTCAGACTTTTTTTGAACCGATCGGCACAGCAATCGGAGATGCCTGGAACAAGCTCAATGGATTCCTCTTTGGCCACGAGATGTCGGATAAATATGGAAACCGGTGGCTGGAAGGCGGAATCTTCAGCGATCTGGTCAACTTCTTCTCGGATGATAACTGGTCTGAGAACCTGCTTACAAGCGCTACTCAGACATGGGACAAGGTTTACACCGCTCTGGTCGGCACTGAAGTGTCCGATAAATACGGAAACAAGTGGCTGGAAGGCGGCGTATTCAGCAACCTGATCAACTACTTTACGACCGGGAAGATCACCCAGGACTGGGAGAGCGTAAAGTCGAAATTCGAAGAAATCGGTGCATGGGTCAGTAACCCAGGGATGACGATCTGGAATACGGTTATGGAGTTCCTGTTCGGACCTGAGACTGAAGACGGCCAGGGAAATAAAACCAGGACCGGAGGTGCGTATCATCAGGCTCTGGAATTCCTGACGCCTGTGTGGGACTGGATTTCGGAAACCGGAAGCAAACTGTATGATTATATTACCACTCACAACTTCCAGCAGATGTGGGAAGGGCTGAAAAACCTGCTCTTTGGTTATGACGAGTGGGTTTACAGTGATACGGAGATGGGCTATAAAAAGCATACAGACGGTGTGCTTACTCCGGTTGTTGAGCTGCTTCGGCCCATCGCGGATGTATTTAATCAAATCAAGGGCTGGGCTCTTGAAAAGATCGGCGGAATTGACTGGAGCGGAATCTGGGCTTCTGTCGGGAAATTCTTTGCAGGTTATGATGAATGGGTTTACAGTGATTCGGAGATGGGCTACAAGGTTCATCACGAAGGAGCTTTTGATCGGATCATCGGTTTCTTTGAGCAGATTATTGAGTATTTCCAGAGCCCAGAATTCCAGGAATTCCTTGGCACCGTCAAATCTTTCTATCACACGTATATCGAACCCGTGCTGAATTGGGTAAGCGGTCTTGGCGGCCAGCTTTGGGGCGCTATTCAGGGGCTTTTCTCCGGGCAGGGTTTCGGCGCGTTTGAAGGCGTCGGAAATTATCTTTCTGAGGGGTTCAATAAACTGATTGGCAATATTTTCCCAGAGGGATTCAGTCTCAGCGGAATCTTCGGCGATGGCTTCAGTCTTGGCGGAATTCTGGACGGACTGCTTGGGGGAAATAAAAACGGGGATGCGGCCAAAGAGGCTGCTTCGGCTGCTGATAAACAGAATGACGGCGGCTTCGATCCCCTTGGCTGGTTCCTCGGCCTGATTTCCGGAAGCGCGGACGCGGCAGAAGCAGAAGGCGAAGAACTCGTGGCCGCGACCGATGGTGTTGTCGTCAATCTCGAGAAAACTAAAGCCGATGTCGAAAGTACCACCGAGAAAGGCACCAGCACAATGAACTCCATTCTCGGCGCCGTATCAAAGTTCCTTCCCTATGTTGGAGGAGCTGCGGCGATCGGGCTTGTCGGCAAGGTCAGCGATATGATTGTTGGAATTACCGGGAATCGAAAGCCGACCATTCTGGAGCAGATTGCAAACCTTCTTCGCTCTCTTGGAGAACCTTTTAAAGGGCTTGGCATCGCGCTGGCAGGAGCTGGATTCGCTGAGAAAATCGCTCCAGGGACGATTGATAATGTTTTCGGTCATATCACTACTATTTTAGATAAAATATTCGGCTGGATTAAAACCCTAGGTCTATGGGAGATTTTCGGTGGAGGGGGCATGAGAACCTTGGGGAACTGGGGTTTTTCATTGCTTACCGGAGCCAGCGGTGGCTTTAATTTCGGCGGAATATCCTCTGTCATCGGCAGTATCGGTACTGGTATCCAGGGGCTTATGGACAGCTTGCAGACCCTGTTCTGGCTGACACTGGAAGTATCTGGTGCAGACTGGCTCATGGGGTCTGAAAAGCAAGCTGACGGAACTACCTTGTATAAATTTGACGAACGAATGGATCGGGTTCTTGGCTTTGTCAGCAAGGTATTGTCAACAGTTACCGGAGGAAGCTGGCTTTCAAGTGTATTCACTATGGCCAATACCTTTATTAGCGGTACAGCCAGCGCATGGTCAGCAGCTCTTGGAAACAAGAATTTTCAGGCCGGGGAAACGATTGCCGGGACATTGGCTGGTATCGGTACACTCGCTGCTTCTGTTTGCGATGGTGTAGCGGCTTTGATGTCCGCTTCCATTGTTCCCCAAATCATGAATGTTGACGTTTCCAAAATCGAAAGTCTAATCAATGCGGTATTTACTGGGCTCAACGTGCTTGCCGGCATTGCTGAAGCTGGAAAGATCACTTCCATAGTTGCAGCAATAAACAAAGTTGGCTTCTGGTCACAGCTAAAGACATGGGGAGCTGCTGCCGGCGGTCTCGGCTTGGTGCTTTCCAGTATCGGCCTGGTCGCTGGAAAACTGGTGGATTGGTATGCCGATCTGGCTAAAAAGCACATGGTTGGTATGGCTGGCGGGTTATCTGTGTTTGCCGCCAGTTTCGAATCATCAATCACGTCCCTTTCATCCGTAAGCGGCGACAGCATGTCACAAGCGATTAGCGTAATAACCAACGACATGCCGAGAATATTCAAAGCAGTTACAGCAAACGATATCGGGTATGACAAGGCCGTCATAGAAGAGCGTGGGAAGGCAATTCGCGACTTTGGTAACCGCGTTAAGATCGGAATTCGGTCTATTGCTGCCGCAAAAGATACGTTTGATAAATACAATACTGGAGATGGAGATGACTTCCCTCTCGCTTTCTTTAGGTCTATGACCGCAGCCCTTGAGTATCTGAAAACGGGTGGAATAAAGGAGCTTTATGAGGAGTTCTTCGCGACGGGGTTCGGAGGCGGACCGGAAACCAGCGCTCAGGATGAAGGCGTTCTCGGGATCGTTAACTTCTTCGATTCTCTGGGTCATCTCGGTTATGTTATAACCAAGTATGATAATACTGACTTTTGGGGGCATCGAAATTCCGGAACGAAGATCGAATCGACCTCACAGTATTTCAGCGATTTCCAGGATTCATTTGCCGGAGTGCAGGAAACATTCAGCTCTCTTGTGGACGATATGGGAAAAGAAGGATTCAGTGTAGAAAATATCAACGCACTGGCTAACTTCATGACCAAACTCGGAGAAGCAGGAAGCCTCTTTGCCGAAGCGTACGTTGACGAATTTATAACTCTCGATCGCAAAATTTACAAAAAGCATGGCGAGACTTCTGTAATATCCGATTTCGGAGCATGGATTGCGTCGGTTGGAAAGGGTATTCGAGATTTCGACTCTCAGTTGAGAACGAACGGTACATATGATATCAACTATTCCCATCTCACGGATGCTATCAAGGCTATCGAGCCTTTGGTTCAAATCGAGAGAATTCTTAATGGCTATGCCGAAGCCTTCAGCAAAGAAGGTAAATTGGAAGCCGCACTTCCCGAGATTCAAATCGGCGGTTTTATCCAATTCCTAAACGGGAAGGAAGAGAATAAGAGTTTTCGAGAACAGCAAGAAGGAATCAGAGCCGCTCTGGAATGGGAATCGAACACCCAGCACTGGCTTGATGACATTATGCCCCGAATGTCTCAAATCGGTCAGGGGCTTCATCAGTTGGCAGTCGAGATCAAACCAGAAGATATTAACAATCTGTCGAGTGCTACCAGCGCCATAAACAGTCTTGCAAGTTTTATGGCCGTCACCCTCTATCCAGATATTCAGATCATGACGGTCGACCAGATCGGCTCTTATGCTTCGGCCTTTAGCGGCCTCAAGCAAAGCCTCCTGATGCCGGAAGGTGGCGGAAACACCATCGCCAGCACGATTCAGGATGTTATGAACGCCACCGGCGGAAACGCCCTGAAGCTTCAGATCGTTCCGATCGTCGACAGTGGTGATCCCAACAAACTGCTGCCGGAAGGCATGCAGATGGAGAACTCTTACAGCCGCATGATCACGATGCAGATGAATATGAACGATATTCAGAACGTTCGCATTGTTGATGCCCAGATTGCTTCAATTGTGACGGCCAACAATGAGACGAGGGCTGCTATTGACGGGCTGGCCAGGGCTATGAGCCAGATCAGGATTCAGGTTAATCCGAGCCCGTATGGCAATCGGGGCGGGTCCTCTGGGCCGAGATCGGTCCAGGCCTTCCCTCTGGTAGCTGCCTACCAGATGCCGTATGACGAACCGTAACAACCAATTATGGAGGGACAGAAGTGTACCATTCTATCAACTTTAAAATCGATGGCAAGACGTACAACACCTGGGATAGCTGGAGGTTAATCCCCTATCCCAGGCCTTCTGTCGCCATGCCTAAAGTACGAACCAAATATGTTGAAATCCCCGGGATGCACGGCCAGCTGGATATCACCGAAATCCTTTGCGGGAAACCCCTGTATGAAAACCGCACCGGAAGCTGGGAGTTTTATATCAGCCGCCGTCCAAATGACGACGGGAGTGTCACGAAATGGACCTCCCTGTGGCGGGACATCGCGGATACGCTTCATGGGAAAACCGGCAAGGTGTGGCTGGAGGACGACAAGTATTTCACTTACGAAGGCCGATTCTCGGTAGGGGATAAATTCAATGTCCAGAAAGACTACTCGAAAATCACCATCGAATATACTCTGAGCCCGTTTGCTTCGGACCGCGTGGACAAGGTCGGCAGCGGCGGATGGAAATGGGATCCGTTCAACTTTGATCTGGATCAGATTGACGACAGCGTGACGCCGCACGTACTGGTTGAAAAGGAGCATCTGTAATCCATGTATAAATTATATTACACCAAATCCGGGCAGGCGTGGAGCAAGAAGAAGCTGATCTGGCAGAGCGATATGGCGATCGAACCGGCGAAGTACGGGATGTATGATCTGAAGTGCAGCACAGAGGTGAATAAGGCTTCCGAGCTCAGCTTCGTCATGACCCGGTCTTGCTCGTCGTACGACCTTTTCGCCAAGGAGCGCAGCGTTCTTACTCTGGTAATGGATGACAATGTTACCATCTTCCGCGGCGTGGTTAAAACGATCGAGACGGATCTTTTCTTCCAGCGGAAGATCACGGCAAACAGCGATCTTGTCTATCTGAGCGACAGTGTTTTTGAGCCCCATGACAAGGATATCGAAGAAAAGCCTACCGAACGGTTTAAGCGGATTCTGGATCAGCACAATAATCTGATGCAGGGTGATCCCGAGAAACAGATTCAGGCCGGGAACTTCACCTTTGAGCAGGGCACTGACGAGGACGAGAAATATCCCAAGAACGGCGGATACCGAGATACCATGAGCCAGCTGGACAACGACTTCAAGGACTTCTACGGGTTTTATAACATCCGGTATAACGCGGACTACAGCAAGAAGTGGCTCGATTATACCGAAACCACGGGCAAGTCAACCAGCCAGGATATCAAGTTCGCCGTCAACATTGAGGATTACCAGTTCCAGGATACGGTGGACGACCTGTTCACCATCCTGATTCCGTTTGGAAGCGACGACCTTATCCTGAAGGATCAAAATGCGAAGAAAAAAGTGAACATCCGAATGCCGGATCAGAGCAAGCGGGAGATCGAGGTGTACATCGTCGACAATTACATCAAGATTGTCGAGGGGATTGAGAAATTTGGGTATATTTACCTGGCCGAAAGCTTCACCATTGACAGCAATAACATCGGCAAAAGCGGAACCAAGGGCCGTGTCGGTCCCGGCGTCGAATCGAAAGACGGCGAGGAATACACGAGTCAGTATATCGGCGGACAGCCTGAATCGGTTGGGCGGAACCCGGCTGCGGAGGGCATGTGCTATTATGATACTTCACTGGGAAAGTGGGTTACCGCAACGGAAAGCGTTCCGGTTACCGGCAGAGTATACTGCAAACGTGTTCGGGTAGCGCAATATAAGATTTCCGATCCAGGCGAAGCAGACCCGTATGCCAA